CATAGTGCACATATACATTGGAATCAACACGTGTCTGGTTTTTATTTTTTAAAATGTAGTGATAAAACTTCTTATCCAATATTTCATGAACCGAGAACAGGTGCACGAGCTACAAAATTAAAAATGAAAACAAGTAATGATATATTTCATGGAACTGAATTAATTAATTGTAAAGTACAACCTGGAACTTTAATTATCTTTCCAGGATACTTGGAACATGAATATGTGGTCGATCATGGTATAGAACCGTTTAGATTTATACATTGGAATATACAAGCTGTACCGAAAGAAATGGCTAAAGATGTTTAATTCATTTTTAAATACAGGAATTATTAAAGATAAATTAAATGACGAAGCATTTAATAAATTAAAAATTTATATAAAAAATAAAAAAAATAGATATAATGCTACTTTAGCTGGAAATATATCAGATTCTTTTGCTTTAAAAGATAAAGATGACTGGTTTTTAAAAAATGTTTTATTTTCTTTAATAGATCAATATTCACCGGAAGATATAAATAATATTGTTGGACATCCTTTAACAAAAAATTGTGCTTATGCTTTAGATGGGTTTTGGGTTAATATGCAAAATAAATATGAGTTTAATCCATCACATTGTCACTCAGGGGTTTTATCTTTTGTAGTTTGGGTAGAAATTCCTTCAAGTTATAAAAAAGAAAAAAAATTAAAATTTGTTAGAGAAACTAATGTACCTTGTCCAAATACTTTTGAATTTACTTACACCAATATTTTAGGATCAGTTTGCCAGCAAAAATATCATTTAGAGCCAGAAGACGAAAAAACTATTATATTGTTTCCTTCAAAATTAGTTCATCAAGTATATCCTTTTTATTTATCAAATAAAAAAAGAATAAGTGTTTCTGGAAATATAAAATTAGACCCCACAAAAATAACATGAGTTTTAAAAAAAATAAATATACAGTTATTCGTCAAGCTATATCAAAAGATTTAGCTGCATTTGTTGCAAACTATTTTAATATGCAAAAACAAGTTTATGATACTTGTAGAGCACAAAGATATATTTCACCATTTGAAAATATTATAGGAAGCTATGATGATAGACAAATACCAAACACATACTCTCAATATGCAAATATTGCTATGGAAACTTTAATGTTAAAGTGTCAACCACAAATGGAAAAAATAACAGGATTAAAATTATATCCAGCATATACTTATGCAAGAATATATAAAAAAGGGGATGAATTAAAAAGACACAAAGATAGATTTAGTTGTGAGATATCTACTACAATGAATCTAGGTGGTGATCCTTGGCCTATATATTTAGAGCCATCTGGTAAAGAAGGTATGAAGGGTATTAAAGTAGATTTAAAACAAGGTGATATGTTAGTTTATTCTGGTTGTGAATTAGAGCATTGGAGAAATAAATTTAAAGGCAAAGAATGTGTTCAAGTTTTTTTGCATTATAACAATAAAAAGACTCCTGGATCCAAAGAAAATATGTTTGATAAAAGACCGCATTTAGGTCTTCCATCTTGGTTTAAAAGGTAGTATATTATAATGGAGGCAGTGGACACCACCACATACCACCCGCTGTCTCCTTTATAATATTTGGATATTTATGTTACAAAAACTTAATTTTAAACCTGGTTTTGATAAACAAGTCACTGAGTCTGGAGCTGAATCACAATGGATTGATGGAGACTTTGTTAGATTTAGATACGGTTTACCTGAAAAAATAGGAGGTTGGTCTCAATTAACTTCAAGTAATTTAACTTTACCTGGCGTAGCGAGAGCACAACATGCTTTTACTTCTATTAAAGGAGAGAAATACGTAGCAATTGGTACGTCTCAAGGTTTATTTTTATATGCTAATAATACATTTTATGACATCAGTCCTTTAGATAATGATGTTATTACAGGAGCTACCTTTGATGCAACATCCGGTTCTGCAACAGTTACTGTTAATAAAACAGCGCATGGATTACTTAATGGTAGGTATGTAACATTTACTGCGGTTACAGTTCCAACAGGATCGGGTTATGCTACCTCTGCTTTTACAGATAATACTTTTGAAGTTTTAAATAGAACAGCAAATACTTTTGATATTACAATGCCTTCTAATTCAGCTGGAACTACATCCGGCACTGGATCAGCAACAATTAATCCTTATGAAATTGTTGGCCCTACTTTTCAAACCGGTGGTTTTGGTTGGGGTACCTCTACATGGAGCACTAGTACATGGAACACACCTAGAGCAACTACTAATGTAACCTTAGATCCAGGCCTCTGGAGCCTAGATAACTTTGGTCAAATATTAATTGCAACTATTGGAAATGGTAGAACATTTACTTGGGATGCGGGGGCGGTTAATCCAACAACTAATAGAGCTGCAGTAATGACAGGCGCTCCTACTAAATCAAGATTAACTCAAGTATCGGATAGAGATAGGCACGTGTTTCATTTTGGAACAGAAACAACTATAGGTGATCCTACAACACAAGACCCTATGTTTATAAGATTTTCTAATCAAGAAGACTTTAATACTTATGCTCCAACAGCTACAAACACTGCAGGTACTTTTAGAGTTGATAAAGGTAATGAAATTATTGGAGCTGTATCTGGTAAAGATTATACTTTGGTTTTAACAGATACATCTGCATATGTGATTCAATTCGTTGGTCCACCATTTACTTTTTCTGTAAGACAAGTTGGTACTAACTGTGGATTGATTGGACAGAACGCATTAAGTTATTCCGATGGTAAAGTATTCTGGATGTCAGGTGAAGGTGGATTTTTTATGTTTGATGGTACTGTAAAAAGCATACCTTGTTTAGTAGAAGACTTTGTATTTACAACTAATGGAGATCATTTAGGAATTAATTATACATCAAATCAATTAGTATATGCGGAACATAATTCTTTGTATACAGAGGTTAGCTGGTTTTATCCTAAAGCAAGTTCTTCTCAAATAGATAGGTGTGTTACTTATAATTACACAGAAAATTTATGGACCACGAGTTCGCTTGCAAGAACTAGTTACATAGATCAAGGTGTTTTTGAATTACCCTTTGCAACTGAATATAATAAAACAGGGCTACCTAATTTTCCTATACAAGGTATTACAAACACTTATGGGGCTTCTACTTACTACGAACATGAAAAAGGAGTAGATCAAGTTAATAGTTCAGGTACAACTTCTATTGATGCGTTTATACAATCAGGTGATTATGATATAGCAAGTAGATCAAGTGCTTTAGGAACTCAAACAGGTGTTGCGGACTTTAGAGGAGATGGTGAATATATTATGTCAGTTAAAAGATTTATACCTGATTTTCAACTATTAGAAGGTAACTCTAAGATAACTCTAATCCTTAATGATTACCCTAATGGCACAGCTGTAAGTTCTCCACTTGGACCCTTTACAGTTAGCTCATCTACTGATAAAGTAGATACACGTGCAAGAGCAAGACTAGTAGCACTTAAAATAGAAAATGATGCAGTCGGAGAAACCTGGCGTTATGGTACTCTTAGACTGGATGCAAAACCAGATGGAAGAAGATAATGATAGACAAAAGAATAACTGCTAGAAGAAATTTTAAAGGTGGAGCTGATATGGGAACTGTATCTACACCTACAAGAGCAGCCACTAATAAAGGAGCTCCTAACGTTAGTGCTGGTGGAGCAAGCTTCAATGATCTAGGTCCAAGTATCAGTGGAAGAGATACAGGTGGAAATCAACCCAGTTATGAAAGAAGCAGAAACCGATTTATAGATAAATTTAATAGAGATAGAACAGCTGCTTTAGGTAGAAAATACAAACCAATTGGTTTAGATGAATTTGGTTATAGACCTCGAGGTGGTGGTTTGGGTAATTTATTTAAAACAATGCTTGGTTTTGCTACAGGTATACCAATTGGTTTATTTAATAAAGGTAAATCAGGTATAACAAATATAAATAATGCACTTGGTAACTTTAGAGAAAAGTTTACAGGTTATAGAACTCAACAAGAATATGATGATGCTAGACAACAAAGAATTGATCTCAATAGAATTAATACAATACAAAATACTTTAGATAGAAAATATGCTGATGGGGATTACAGCATGACTGACCTAGATGAAAGACTTGCTGCTTTACAACAAGGTTTAGGAATCGTTCCAAATACTGCAGCTCAAAATGCACAACAATTTCTTGATTTTAGTAATCAACCTGAACTTTCGTTTGAAGATATAAAAAAATTAGCACAACCTAATATAAATTCTTCTGGTATTAACACTCTACCAATGGGAATAGCACCTAATAATTATAATATGCTACAACCACAATATATAGAAGAACTTGCTCCTAATTTAGCTGATCCAGTAGAGGATCAAGTTGGTAATATAGATGATTTAATGGCTTTTGCACCAAACAGTAAAAGAGATAGAGCACTTAAAAATCTTTATTCAGGATATGAAAATTTAGGTATTAAAGATCCTCAAATGATAGATTTAATGCAAGAAGATTTACTAGAAAATAAAGAAAAAGGAACTCCTCTTTCTTTACCAAAAAACGCATATACTTTAGTAGGATAATGGCTAAGATTACTAATTACATACCTGAACCTAAACCAGAGTATGAAGTAGAAAACCAAAGACAAATACTTGAGTCTTTAACTACATTACAAAACCAACTTAATTTTTCATTTCAAAATGACTTGAAAGAAGAGCAAGATACATATAATTATTTTTTATCATGACCATACAATATAAAAGTGCAGTATTTAATTTAACAACTACTAACTTAACTACAGTATTAACAGTAGCAACTTCCGCAGTAGCAATTGTAAAAACGGTTCAAACAGTTCACGATACTGCTAGTGCAGTAAACACAGATTTAGTTTTAAAAAAATCAGGGGGCAGTGATGTTATTATTGGTCATGAGGATTTAAATAAAGAGACTATTAATATGTTAAAGAATACCTTGAATTTAGAAGCAGGAGATGTTATAAAAATGCAAGCAGACACAGCAAATGAAGTAACAGGTGCTGTGAGTTACGCTTTAATAGACAGGTCACAACAGAATGGATAATGATATTTTAAAGATAGATTGCACTACAACAATAGTGTTAAGAAATACTAGAACAAATAAGATATATAAAGACGAAGCAGAGAAAGATGCTGATATAGCAGACCCTAATACTGAAACAGTTGCAGAGCATATTGCTCAAGATTTAACAGTACAGGTATCTCCGAAAGGATTAAACATTTTACAGAAAGTTATGAATGAAAATAAGAAATCAGACACCTAAAGGTGGAACAGAATTACAGTTTGAGTATCTAGAAAAATACGTAGATAAAAAATTATTAGATCAAGTTCAGATTACAACTTCTGTACCTGAAAAAATTCCATTGCATCCAACTAAAGTAAATATACTTTGGCAAAAGAATTCATATGATCAACCGAATCTTGCACCATGGTTTCAAGATAAATCTAATCATAAAAAGTATGATTGGTATGTTTTTAATTCTCATTGGACTTTTGAAAAATTTAGAATGATGTTTGGATTACCATTAGAAAAATGTGTGGTTATTAAAAATGGTATAGATTACATTAAAAAAGCTGAACCTTACAAAGAAGGTGACCCTATAAAAATCATTCATCAAAATACACCATGGAGAGGATTATCGGTTTTACTTGGTGCTATGCAATTAGTTAAAAACCCATTAATTACTTTAGATGTTTATTCATCAACAGAAATATATGGTAAAGACTTTATGGAAAAAAATGATGATAACTATAAAGAACTTTATGAACAAGCGAAACAATTATCTAATGTAAACTACATAGGTTATAAACCTAATAGTTATATTAAA